GGATGTGACAGGTAGAACTAAGGCAGTAGGTCTTGCACTTAAAGCCATCAGGTTCCCCTCTATACAGGAAAGTATCTTTAGTGAGGAGGCATTGGCTAATCCCAATGTCGCCATGGCACTAGAAGAGTTCACCCTCATACAAGATGCAGCCAAGCAGGGTAGATTGCCCTCTAACTTCGCTCTTGAGAGACTAGAACTAATTCAGAACAACGCTATTCGTAACGCTCCTGAGTTTGAGTCTGAGATACGCGGTGCATTGCGAGATGCTACTGGTGTTGACCCTCAGAAAGCCTTGTTTGGTAGACTTCTTAGCGAGACTACTACTAAGACTGCAGAGCAGAAGTTGCAGGAAAGATTAACAATTGATGCAGGACTGTTAGGTATTACTAATGACCAGTTAATAGGCATAAACCAAGCAGCTGCACAGAACCAGATTCAGCAGGCGGGATTTGACCTAGCTGCTAAGCAGGGCACGTACACTATACGTACTCTAGGCAGTGAAGTGATTAACCGTGGTGGTGCATTGATAACTGACATCATGGCTGATGTTCAACGCATGAACGTATCAGGTATTCCTATCGGGGTAGATGAGAAGTTAGCCTTAGTAGCTAAAGTTAATGCTGCATTTGGTGCCACTAACTCGGCTATACTAGCCAAGACTGCTGGCTTGAGTGTATCAGGTACTGCTGTGAGTGCAGAGCTTGCACCATTGAACACCTTGCGTGAGAACACTATCAAGATGATTGAAGATGGCACGCTACAGAGTGTAATGAGTCAGCATAATGCTACTATTATCTCCTCTACGCAGAACAGCTTACTTAATAACCCGGAATATGTGGCAGCTTATGCCATCGGTGGTAGCCGTGGTTTCTTAGACTTAGTTAAGTTTATGAGCAAGTCATCTACTGCAGAGGGCAAGGCTCTTACTGCTGCATTAAGTGGGGATGCTCGTATAGCATTTGATTTACAGAACCTGCCTAAACAGTACGCAAGAATAGGTAGTGCTGACCAGTTAGAGACAGTCAAAGAGAAACAGGACAGAGTTATCGCTGCAGGGGTAGCCATGGGCACCACTGAGATTGATGAGAACTTCCAGATTGCTGCACTTGAGGACATTAAGAAGTATGGTGGGGAAGAATTGGCATGGAGTAGCTTCGGTAGCAACCAAGTGTTAACAGCCACAGCTAAGAGCAACAAGCTTAAGGCTGCATTCATTAACATGCAAGCAACCACTACTGCAGGGCTTAGTGAGGAACTAGTACAGCTAGCCACTGACCCTAATGTGCAGATGGAGCGCTTAGTATTAACTGAGCAAGGGTTAACAGTGACACCTCGTAGTCAAGCAGAGCGAGTAGGTTTAGCCGCAACTGCAGCAGCATCTGATGCTAGTATGGCAACATACGCTAGACGTTTTAACAGAGCTAATGGTATCTCTGCCAAGTATAACGGAGCAGGTATATTACCAGCTGCTAGATACCAAGGTAGCCAGATGTATTGGGACACAGTACGTGAAGCAGCTCAAGCTATAGTACAACCAAGAGAGGATGAGGATGTTAAAGTTATTAAGTTTGTCCGTGATGCTAGCGGTAACATTGTTCTTGCCACTGAGGGGGAATAGTATGCCAGTTGTAGACTTTGAAGGTAAGCAATATGACTTCCCTGCAGATGCAACGCAGGAAGAGATGACTGCAGCACTAGGTAGTTTACCTAAAGCAGAGGAAGAGATAGCCCCTGAGGATGCGAGTGAGCCACTTAGGGAACAAGCAATCATTAAGAAGGATGAAGGTGTCAGGCGTAATAAAGAAGGCTCTCACATCTCTTACAAGGACAGGAAGGTTATAACAGGAGGCATTGGACACCAGCTAACTGATGAAGAGATGAAGCAGTACCCACTAGGTACAGCTATCCCTGATGAAGTTGTTAAGCAGTGGTTCAAGACTGACATGGATGAGGCTAATACACAGATAACAGAGCTGCTTGAGGAACACAGCGTGCATGTCCCTGATGCAGTGTTTGATGTGCTAACTAACATGGTGTTCACCCTAGGTAAAGAGGGACTGGATGAGTTTGATGATATGTGGGCAGCTATTGAGGTTGGTGACTGGAAGAAAGCAGCAGCTGAGATGAGAGATTCCAAGTGGGCTAAGCAAGTAGGTAACCGAGCAGTACGATTAGTAGACAGGATGGCTATCATACAGTCCAACGTACAAGAAGAACAAGTAGAAGAACCAAACAAAGTTAAGGATTAAGTATGACACAAGTAAGCAAAGTTACACAGACTGGCGTAGGTAGCACAGACACGATACAAATACGCCCTGCCAATCCATTCGCTATAGGTATGGGAGCGATTGTGAGTGGTACTGTAACATACAATGTAGAGCATTCATTTGACCCGGATTCTAATGAGTGGTTTACACACACCAATCTAGTTGACAAGACTGTCTCATGTGATGGCAATTACGCCTTTCCCATAGCAGCACTAAGACTAACCATAACAGCTGGTACTGGTAGTGTGAAGCTAACTGTTATCCAAACAGACAGGAGTTAATATGACCACATCCACAGGCTCAGGAGTAACTGCCCTTAGTGGGCAAGTAGCACTCAATGCAAGACCTCAGATAGTAGATGGGGCTAAGCTATATAGGTTTAGTAAGTCAGCCTATATAAGTACTACAGCTACAAACTATTTAACGGACGATGCAAACGTTGTACAAGGTGTGCCCATAGCAGGGCTGTACCTAATGGAGCTTTCAGCAACATCAATAACATCAGCGGCAGTAGTAGCCTCCATAATATTCACAGGGTTCATGGGAATTCCAACAACTACAGTAACTATAGGTTTTGTGAACACAGCTATAGGACAGTTCGCACCAGCACAAATTAGATTTTATGTGAGGACAGATGGCGTAGCAACTTGTCAGGTTAAGTCACTTAACTTAAACACTGTGTTTGACTTAAATTTATCAATGATAAGGATAGGTGATTAGCATGAGAGACTATTATTTTTACATGGTACGTTGTAACGGACATGTTAAGTCTGGACTAGTACTAGCCTTCACTGTAAATGGTGCATACGAGCTGGTTAATGCCGAGGGTGACACGTTATGTGCAGAGACTAATAAGCAATGGGATGATAGGATGTGCTGTAAAGCAGGTACTCATACATTCGGTCACACAGTGGAGAAATTCAACAAAGTATAGACATAAAAAAGCCCCCAAGGAAGGAGGCTCTTATTTATCTATGCGCCTGTAAAGTCACTACTTACACCATCACCCCAACCATGTATAACTTCCCCAGCACCTTCGCTGACATCTAAATAACCTTCATCAATACCATCAAATTCATTCATATTAAACTCCCCAATCTTCTTCGTTCATGCTACAACTCCTTAAAGATTATATTATAACACACCTTATGATTTCAACGGATGCAACAGCATGTTGTATTCACTCTCAACTACATTCAAGCAGTATATCTGTGCCTCAGTCAGAGCGCAGGTCTTAATCAACAACCGATTGAACTCACGTACACCTATCAACTTAACTTCCTTGTCACGACTCTCCGTGTTACAGGCTGCACCACAGCAAGGCTCACTTGGTTCATCAGGCTTAGCTAAGTTCTCCTCAGCTGACTTACTTGTTCTCATATGTGCTTCACTCCATTAGACAGTTCACGTATTGCCCACCATAAAATGCCACCACCTATAACAACTACTAATCCAAAGCCTACCCACACTGACATCATAGTCTACGCTCCGGGAAACCTATGCATCTGAAACATTCTTTACGCTGGTGATACTCAATCAGGTGTCTGTTGTCTGTCACCCACTTACCTCGCAAGGTGTTGAATGCCAGTGCATCAGGCTTGTACTTCAACAAAGCTTCACGTTCCAGTGATAGCTCAAGCACCGTTACGTTTTGCTCATGCAGTAGCTTATTTAGTCGTCTAATCTCGTCCCTGTCCTTACGTGGGTCAGTCTGAGAAACATCTAAGTCATGTCTAAGGTCACCGACTAAGCAGTTCAGGTTGTGCCTTACTGAGTTAATCGTTATGAGTTCCTGTTTGATGGAATTGTACTTGCATTCTGCTGAGACTGTCTTGTTCCATGACTTCTTAATCTCAGTTGCATTAGCTGCTTTGCCATCTATTCTACCTAGGAGAAATACCCCGTATAATACGCATGCTATTAACAGTGCGCCTATTACCAATGCTGCTTCATTCATGTCCATAACTCCCAATGACCTTCACCCATAACATACTTGCCACCATCACTGTCGTAATAATCACCTTCAATCATGACTGATTTCTTTTTCTTACCTATGTACTCATCACCACCATGCCATGTGCGGCTAGGGGTGAGGTACACTATCTTCCTGCCTTTGAATAGGTCAGGTACGTACAGCTTAGATGCTTTCATGAGGGGTACACTTGTTAATCTTATAGAAGTACAGTGCTGCTGCCTTACGAGCTGCATCATAGCTACCATGCTCACCTGCCTGTAACATGCCTGATGTATCAAGTACACCTACGGTATAGCCTGCTTCATATCCCACATCTGTGTTGTCTACGTAAGGTTCAAATACCACTACGTACTGGTTAATTAGCTCCGTGCTTAAGCCGCCTGCTATAGCTAAGATACCACATTTTACTGCTACTTCTGCCTTCTCAATTGTTATCGGGGTAGCACCTAGTGACTGTACCTGTGCATTAGCTGCTGAACTAAAGCTAAGAGCAATGGCTACTGATAGGGCTGCTATAGTTCCACCTATCCACTTCAACCAGCTTGTGTGTGTTAAATGTTTCATAGTTATTCCTTACTTGTTTTATAACTTATACCGTCTGCGACTGTTGGAGTGTTAACTAATTTCATTGCGCCATCACTATACAGTAATAGTATATGTCCCTTGCCTGTGACTTCGTTAGTAAAGCTAAAACCTATAACGTTATCCAGAGGCTTCCCCTTCTCATTCTCTGCTGCTATAACTATACGCTTAAATACTGTATCCATAGTCACTCCTTAATGATGGCAAGTACACACTGCTCAACTACGAGTAGCACACGTTTACCGTTTAGTTTATCTTCTACATTGTTTGACATGTTACCGTAGATAACCTTGTCACCCACCTCAACATCCATCTTCATACGACCACTTGGCATGAGCCTGCCCTTGCCTACGGCTAACACCACGGCATGCATGACATCTTCACTACCACCTGCTGTGATGATGCCACCCGGACTAAAGTTATCCACATCGTATGGCTCTAGTAGTATCCTATCATTGAGAGGGATGTACTCTGTTAACTTCTTACTCATAATTTCTCCTGTAATAGTGTCTTATATGCTGCACGCCTTACCTTGGCATTAGCCCTGTCCTTAGGTGGGAACTTAACTATCAGTATCTGTTGTTGCCTTACAACACTTAACTTGGTAAAGGCTATCACTTCCTTCTCAAGCTTGGCTTCATTGAATGTAATACCCATACGCTCCGCATAGCTCTTGATTCGATGGCATGTCTTGCATACCACTCGGATACTACCCCAGTTAATGTGCATGAGCTTAACCATCCATGCTTCTAAGTCCTTCCAGTCCTTAAAGCTACCTGCTTGCTCGATGTGGTCTACTTCACACTCTGTTTGCTTAAACAAGTTGTTGCAATGCTCACATCTACAGCCCCATACTAGCCCCTTAGGGTTCTTCACTGTCTTCTTACCCAATGGTACACGTTCACGATGGTTGTGCATGTAAGACACCTTAACGGGATGCCTAGCCCATGCTCTCCTCATCTGTCCACGTACCCACTGAAAGAATGCTGGCTTAGTTTTCCATACGTCCGGGCATTGCTCCCATGGTTCAAGTGTTGCGCTTGCCTGCTTAGCCCACTCAACATCTAATGCCTTATCAGTGGGGAGCATCTGTGATGTCTGCTCCTCCCATGGTAGGTCGTGGAAGTCGGCATTGACATCCATCTTGTCGTTGCCAAACTTACCACCATGCTTGCTAACCCTACTCATTGATACACCACTTACAAAATCGCTGCCATAAAGTAGGCTTCTTATCGAAAACGTCTCCGTAGTTATCTATTATACTTGTAGTAAACCATTCGGTAGTCTCCACGCTACCATCGGGACTATGAGTAACTGTGCGGCACTGGAGCAACATGGCATTACCATCACGTACTTGCTGAGTCTCTGCTACACAATAACCAAAGTTTACACGGTAAGTTTTATTC